AGGTCTGGGATCAGGTCGAGAATCAGGTCTGGCGTCAGGTCAGGAATCAGGTCAGGGATCAAACTAATGAAAAATAACAGGAATCAGGTCTGGGATCAGGTCGAGAATCAGGTCTGGGGTCAGGTCAGGGGTCAGGTCTTGTATCAGGTCTGGGATCAGGTCTGGGATCAGGTCTGGCGTCAGGTCAGGCGTCAGGTCAGGCGTCAGGTCGAGAATCAGGTCAGGAATCAGGTCAGGGATCAGGTCGAGAATCAGGTAGGGAATCAGGTCAGACTGGTGCATTTGGGGCTTCCAAAATCAGGTCTGGAGTCAAGCTAATTAATGGATATTATTATGGAGTTGAGAAATGAGTGAATATAAAACAAAAGATGTTATTATGGGTTGGGTTTTTTTGATAGGTTTTGCGGTTGCAGGATTCTATCTGGGCAGAGTAACCAATGAACCATCAAATGCACCAGTAAAGGAAATGATCGACGGTAACTCTAAGATTATTCATGGTATTGGTGTTACTGCTAGTATGCAGACGATTTTTATTGATCTGATAGCAGAGATCAAGGAAGAACTAAGAGACGAGAAGTTTGTTACCCAGCACCCAATGCAGATTGATAACCAAAAATTGAACATCAAACCACATAAGGGTAGAGAAAAATCTATCTGGAAATTGTATGCAGAGTTTACTCCTGATGGCGATGTACCAGAAACATATGAACAAATACTGAAAGACCAACGAGAAATTGACCAGTCACTGCGAGCCTTGGGGTTCGGTCATATCTTTATGGAGGAGGCACTTGGACAAATTCTTGAAAAAATTAAAGAATCCCACTTGACAAATCAGCAACCGTAGACTATAATAGTAATATGAGAAAAAACATGAAAAAAGCATTTGTATTTGATTTTGATGACACGCTGGCAACTACTGACTGTCGTGTAATTGTTCGTCGCCAAAATAATCGCGGAAGTCAAGGCTTACCTGTTCGCAGATTAAACCCAAGCGAATACAATTCCGACTTTTTAGAGGATGGTGAGGAGTATGACTTCTCAGAATTTAATTCAGAGGAGTTTATTCGTAATGCAAATCCGACTTTTCTCATGGCACTTGCCGAAGAGGTTTACAGAGAGGGCCACGCTGTTTATATCTTAACTGCGAGGTTAGATAATGTGGTTGTTGCAATAGGTGACTTTTTGTTAGGACACAATGTTAGGCCAATGAAAGTTTTTGGTGTTGGTTCTGATGAGGTCAAGCTAGACATCGCAGTGGAAAAGAAAAAGGTTTTGGAAACCCTGTGCCAAGCGTTTGACTTGGTTTACTTTTACGACGACTGCGATAAGAATTGTAATCTCGCCCGCGAGATAGGATCTGGTATTAAGGTTTATACTATTTGAGGAGGTTATTATCGTTTCGTTTCACGATCTTAAAAATACTTACCGAGAAATGCTAAAGAAAGCTAGCCATGTTGTCGATAGTAATGGTACTCACATCAGCTTTCCAGAAGAGCTTTTTTTAAAGTTTGAGCAAGAATATAATTTGTGTTTTGTTGAACCGGAAGATGACCACCTGTTTAGAAGTTGGCAGGAAAACTATGAAAGGGAAGATGAATAATGGGATATGAGTTTACTCAAGATTATGTCACCTATCGCATCCCGCAGTGGTTAGATCTCTTCGCGGATTTCATTGGACAGCCTGATATCCAGTTTCTGGAAGTCGGCAGTTTTGAGGGGCGTAGTGCGGTTTGGTTCTTGGAGAAAGTGCTTACGCATGAATCATCGAAGTTGGTCTGTGTTGATTCTTGGAGTATGAGTGCGGAGAGGGAGCGTAGATTCGATTTGAATATCGCTAATTCCGGGCAATCACATCGGGTTGAGAAGAAGAAGACAAAGTCTCGGCGTGCGTTGGGTTGGTTCCCTGATGAGACTTTCGACGCGATCTACGTTGATGGTTCGCATGAGGCTTGTGATGTTTTACTCGATGCTTTATTGGCTTTGCCTTTGCTTAAACAGGGTGGGATTTTGTTATTCGATGATTATGAGTGGCAGGATAAGGAAAATCATCGTCATCACTTGCCGAAGCCGGGAATCGATGCATTCTTGAGTCTTTGCGATTATCGGGTTGAGGTGATTCATAAGGATTATCAGATAGCTGTGAGGCGGGTTGCCTAAGATGCTACTCAGGAATAATTGACGCTCTTGAATATCTAATATACGAGCGTCAGACGATTGGTGGCTAAATTCGGAAAAGGAATAAATTATGTACTGCATTGGGAATTGTTACTGCTGGGCCTTGATACTTAGATTATTTTATGGAGGTAAGATCTTTGCTTACAGTAGTGAACTCGGACCAAAGGGTAGAGAAGTTAAACATTATATGCTAAGAGATAGGAATGGGAGGATTCGACATTTTAAGAGAGTGTTTGATATTTTTCCACCACCATTATGCTTCTTATGTTTTGTAGGAAGAATTGAGTCATCGGGTAAAAGAAATAGGGGACATGATGAGTCGTAGGTTTGACCATAGGGACGTAAATACTTTCAAAAAAGATATCAAGTTCTGCACAATGCTGGAAAAGCATTTCTTTCACCAGTGGCTAGAGATTGCAAAGGCCCGCGACCCTAAACTTTCATGGGAGAATAATGGTTGTGGTAATGACGGTGAGTTCATCGCCAAGGGCAATACCTCTGGTGCTGATTACAAGGTCAACGAAGTTCCATTAGAAATTAAATGGGTTCCTACCGCTGGTAAGTTTACCCTGAAAGAGAATGATTTAAAAGCGTACATTCGTGAGAGTGCAGACATTTTGTTCATCTATAACACAGGAAGTGCAAACCTTAGAAAACCTAAAGACTATGACCTTGACCGTCACATTGAATTGATTGAGGATAACGCATCAGACATTGGTTGGGGTATCATGCAATCATCCGATGTTAAAAGATTATACGATGACGCTAAAGAAAACAACCTGTTCAAGCCGATACCTTACATGGGTAACAAATCGGGCGTTGTGTTGAAGTCAAAAGACTTTCATAAATATTTCGTGGAGAGAGAGTGGACAACAAAGTAGAACTATTAGGTTATTATGGAGACGACACTACCAATACTTTTCGGAATAGGGGAAACTAATGTATGAATATCGTGCTAGAGTCAAACGGGTTGTGGACGGAGATACTGTAGATTTTGTGGTGGATCTTGGCTTTAAGGTGCATATGGTTATACGAACCAGACTACTCGGAGTAGACACACCTGAGCGTGGCCACCCAGCTTGGGCTAAAGCTAAAGATATGTGTCAAGATTTATTATATAAATCAGCAGGTATACATAACCCAGTCCTGCACCCATACCATCGGCATGGGTTTCCAGTCGAAACTGAGGTAATAATCAGGACAAGTAAAACAGGAAAATATGGTCGTTGGTTGGTGGAGATCGATGGTGTTACAGATGAACTTGCCAAAATTTGGCCTTATGGAGAGAAGAAATGAGTCACATTCTTTACAAGTCAGACACTTTGCCTCAGTTGACAGATGCAGATGATCGACTTAAAACATTAAATAAATATTACAAATTGTTGGATTAGGGTGTATAATAATGAAAGTATATGTTATCGTTTCGATTGCGGCAGAGGGTAAAGTTGTCACTGACTTTTCAGTAGAACCAGTTGGTGTATGCTCAACACTTGAAAAAGCATTGGAATATGTAAATGAATTAGAAGCAAATACACATCAAGATCCCAAAGTGTCTAGCGAAATAGCTTATGACGTATTTGAGTTTGAGCTTGATGAAGAACCTCTAACGCTAAGTTTTCTTAAAAAAGAGATGCAGGCATTTCAGAATGAGGTACAAGACGATATTTTAGAATTAATGAAAACAGGATATGTAGACCAGTTAATTGGAGAGGACGGTAACTTTTATTATACATTGACAGATATGGGCAAGGATGAAATGAAAACCATGTCTGAGCAAATAAAGAAGTTCTTTCGCAAGAAAGACTAAACATGTAGACGTTGTTATTGAAACAACGCAGGACGCGAGTTCGACTCTCGCCGCCTCCAATTACCAAACCAAGGGGGCGTAATGGTATCGACTGGTTGCGTAGGTAATTACTGCATGTCGAGGTTGGTCAGTTGGCCTCGTAAAAAGCTGACTAAAATTTAATTGCAGAACCTTGTTTTGCTTTGGCGGCGTAAGCTGTCTGGGGTCTTGCCAGTACCTTATTATCCAAACTGGCTTTTACAAGCGGTAATGTTCCAAGGTGGCGACAAGGATTCCAAATCCTCGTGGCTAGGTTCGATTCCTAGACCGCTTACTTTTTTTGGAGGTTACTATGTCAGAGAAACTTATACTGTCTTATTTAATGCAAGAGAATCGACCTGATGATTGGGATAATATGTTCTTCGCTACTGCAACTTTGTGGTCGCGTAAGAGTCATGATTCCGAAACTCAGTGCGGTTGCGTATTAGTAAAGAATAAGACAATTATAGCAACAGGTTATAACGGTTTTATTAGAGGTGTAAACGACTTCATGCTTCCTGACACAAGACCTGCTAAGTATCCTTTTATGATTCACGCAGAGGCTAACGCTATTTATAATGCTGCCCGTGAAGGTCAAAGCACAATGGGTGCAAGAGCTTATATTACAGCAATCCCATGTCGAGAATGTCTACAGATGTTATGGCAGTGCGGAATCCACGAAATCTACTACACCAACATCTCTTCACCAAAGTCGTGCATGTGGAGCGATGGTTACAATGAAATACTAGAGCAGATTGAAGATAGGATTGAGTTTAAGTTTTTTCCTAAGAATTACCTATGTAATTATCCACTTATTGAATCCGCAGAAAAGTTTGAAAATTTATGAAAAACACTTGACAAATCGCGGTTTGTAGACTATAATATAGTAAACCGAAACAAAGCCAATTTAAACATTTTACAGGAGTGGATAGAAATGCCGAGTATGGCGGAAATGGTAGAAGCACACCTTTTAAATGTGCAACGTGAAATCCAAACCCTTGAGGAAAGGAAGGTTGTAATCGACACAGAAATTGATAAGCTGAAAAATTATCTGGCAGAAGGTCAGGTTACTTTAAGACAAGTAAACAACACACAAAAAAAACAGGATGCACCCGCATCCACAGTATCTAGTCCCAGTTTAGGAGGATCTTAATGGAAAGTAATGAGTTTTATACGGCACTCACACGATTGCCAAGTAGTTATTTCAGTACAGAAGGTAAACTCACTGGCTCAATCGCTGGCGGTCAATACCGTGGCGAAGCAGTAAACCCAGTAACCGCACTCGCATACAAAGCTACGGGTACAGTTTATGGAACTAACAAGCGGGAGACTTTTCGGGCTGGTAAAACCTTGGGCCTGAACCGAGGCTTTACTGAAACAGTTTACAACGCTACCACGGGCGGTTCGAATCGTGGTAATACACAAGTAGTTCGTGGAAAAATTCGATCAGCTTTAGGAGTTTAATTATGAATCAGAATTGTTGGAATGGTGCAGGACGTTTGACCAAGGATGCAGATTTTGGTGAAACCAAGAAGGGTACACCAATGTCTAAGTTTCGCTTGGCAGTAAATGATCGTCGAAATGACGACACGTTGTTTATCAATGTCCTCTGCTTTGGAAAGATGGCAGAGGCTCTCAATCCCATGCTTCTCAAAGGTCGTCTAGTTTCGATCACAGGAAAGCTCAAGGTTGACGACTATGAAGACGAGAACCAGCAGAAGAAGAGTTCTGTTTGCATTATGGCAGACGAGATTTCTGTTGGACCCGATCCTTCAACAATCACTCCAAGGGGCCATACGATCAAGCAAGACTAATTCTAGCTGTATGTGGGAGTAACAAATGAAATGTTGTGGGTAATGAATCCCATCCTTCCATTTTCTTACATCTTCTTGGCTAACAGTCAGGTTAAACGACTGACTTTCCCTTCACAGCCAAGAATATACCTCGTTGAGCATGATGCTTGACGAGGTTTTTTTGTGAAAATTCCTAAAGTCCACTTGACAAATAGCCGATTCATGGTATAATAGAGGAAAATCAAATCACTTTAGTCTAGGAGAAAATCAGTGTCACCAGAAACCCTTATGTTTACTGCCAAAATGTTGGGTACAGCAATCGCCGTATTTATGGGTATTTGCTTTTTTATTGGTCTTATTGCTGGGGAAGAGGGTGGAGTAGTACCACTTAGATTGTTAGATAAAGCGGGTAGTGTAGACGATCAACACCTTTTTGCTATTGCTACAGGTAATGAAGAATACTTAGCTGCACATTGTACGCTTGATCCAAAGGTGCAGATTCAGAATGAGAAACTAGAAATTCAGAGACTTAGAAACAAATACGCAAGGATAAAAGTAGAGCAGCAGATTGCAGACCTTGAAAACAAAAAGAGAAATGATACAGCAGGAACTCAAACTAATCCATTAATGGCAGAATGTGTTAACGCTTTGATGGGTCTTGGTGAAAACGAATCAAAAGCAAGGGCTAAAGTCAACAAATATTTTGCAAACAATCCAAACACTAAAACTATAGATGAATTTATTGCAGGAGTATTTCAAAGATGAGAATTAACCTTCAATCCCCGATTAATCAATTAGGATACGGCGTTGCCTCACTAAACATACTCAAGGCATTACAGAATAAAGCAGAAGTTTCCCTTTTTCCTATCGGGCAACCGCAAGTCACCAATCAGGAAGATGCAACTGCGGTCAGGAAGGGTGTGGAAGTTGCAAAAACATTTGACCCACAAGCACCCTGTATTAAAATTTGGCATCAGAACCAGATGGCAGAACGTATAGGGTCAGGTAAGTTTATTGGCTTCCCTATCTTTGAGTTGGACACATTTAATAATATGGAAAAACACCATATGTTATCGTGTGATGAACTCATGGTTTGTTCAGAGTGGGCAAGAAACGTTGTTGCAGAGAATGCTTGTGGTAACGGTAAGATTCACGTTATTCCTCTTGGTGTAGACGCAGAACTATTCCCACCAGCACCAGTAAGGCAGGATAACAAGACAATCTTCTTCAACTGTGGCAAGTGGGAAATCCGTAAGGGGCACGATATTCTCATTAATGCTTTCAAAAAAGTGCTTGAGCATGGAGAGGATGCAGAATTGTGGATGATGTGTAGCAATCCATTTAACTCCCCTGAAGAAGATGCCCGATGGAGTCAGCTTTATAACCATCCAAAAGTCAAGCTAATTCCAAGGGCTGACACACAAGCAGAAGTGTATAATATTATGTCTCAAGTAGATTGCGGTGTCTTTCCTTCTCGCGGAGAAGGCTGGAATCTGGAACTTTTAGAAATGATGTCTGCTGGTAAGCATGTGGTGACTACCAATTATTCTGCTCATACTGAGTTTTGCACTGAAGAAAACAGCGGACTCGTGACGATAAGCGATGTAGAACCAGCGTTTGATGGGAAGTGGTTCTTTGGTCAGGGTAACTGGGCAAAAATCACAGAACATACTCAGCTTGATTTGTATATGAAGATGATAAATTATATTCTGGACAAGAGGGGTACTTTGAACGAAGCTGGAATTGAAACTGCCAAAAAGTTCTCTTGGGAAAATACAGTCGATCAAATCCTAAAGGTATTGGAGTAAAAATGGGAGATGAAAGAAGTACGCTAGTAAGTCTTCAGTATAGCATTGATGCCAATGGTGAAATATACATAGATATATCCTTAGAGGATTATTCAGAAGAAATAATTAAAAAATTCGCAGTTTTATTGGCTTCAATATCTACAACAAGTTTCGAAGTTCAAACACTTAAAGTGGCACAAGACACTTTTCTTGCAAATGGTAGACAAAAAGAAATGCTTATGCTTACTAAAGAAATGCTCGAAAAACAAAGGGTGTTTAACAAATTAAATGAAGGAGAACTGGTTGAGAAGAAGGAAAATAATCAGGATGACCCATTAATTAAACCAACTGACCTAATGTAAGGAGTCTATCATAAAAAAAATAAATAAAAAGTTGCAGATAGGATGGCAGAAATATGAAGACACAATAGAGTCCCAACTAAATAACCCTCTTTTGGAGATGATTATAAATAAAAGTATGGGTCCAGAGATTCCTTTGGAAGATTTAGACGAAAAAGAATTAGAGCAGTTAGAAAGTATGCCTACACAATTTGAACCTAATTTTATGGTTTCAATTGATAACCAATTGATGGAGAAAGTTTCTATGGCACAAAGCCTTGATTGTTGGCTGGGCCACACTAATTTTAACATAACAGAAAAAATTAGAGATAAAATTGAAAAAAGTGAAGGTGTTGAAGCATTGAAGATATGTAGTAGATACAGATTCTTCCTTGGCGTTGGCAAAATGTTTGAATTTACAGATGTCAGAAATAATATTGAAAACCTACTTACTAATTTTGAGGACAAAAATTAACATGAACAAATACGAACAGTACCTAAATGACGTTGACACTATGAAAACTGCCTATAATGCAGCATCTTCATTCAGAAATATTCTGACCTCAGAAGAAATTAAAAGCTGTGTTTTAAAAGCACTGTTCAGAGCCGTGAATAAGTATGACAAATCCAGAAACGTAAAATTTACATCATACCTATACAACGGAGTAAGATTTGAGTGTCTTAGTCAGACTAAAACTAACAAAAGGCACAAGAGACGACTAACCAACGCCATTCCTGATACGCGAAATCCTATGGCAGAATTTGAAATGAAAGATGTAATTGAGTCAGTTTGTGACGATGCTGAGCTTATTTTCGACAGATTCTATAAAAATATGACAATTACGGAGATTGCGAAGATCAGGAAAGTATGCGGAGAGACTGTCAGAATAAGAATTGCGAAAAATCTTGAAAAGATGAGGATTTCACTTAAAAAAAGTGTATAATATAACGGACTTGGACTACGATCAGGACACCGGGAAATCTAACACTTTTTATTTATTTCAATTAGGAGATTTACTATGGCTACTGTACGTCCTTCCGGTGCTGGCGATGAAGTTGTTGGTAACGGAGAAGTCCGTGACGGTGGAACCGTCATTCGTGGTGGCTCAAACGCTGCCGGTGTCATGACTAAGAGCCTTACCTTGGCCGAGATTGCTGACGATCAAGGCCAAACCTTTGGTTCGAAGGTTGTTGCTAACGATGGAACAGGTAATCAATACACTGACAGGGTTGGTGTTGGTAAAGCTGTTTCTGGTGGCACAATCGCTTATCAGGCTAGTACTACTGAGTGGGTTGTTAAGGGTGGTAATGTTTCCACTACTCTTGGTGGTGTTGCTAACACAACCTTGATTGGTGGTCAAGCCGGTCCTGACCCAGTTCGTGGCAATATCGCTAGTCTTGAAACGACCCGTGATTATGGTGATATGACTATTGATATATTGGCTGCTCCAGCTTCGGGTATCAATTCTTACAGAACTATTACTGGTGGTGGATCTGAGAAGAATTACATCGACCCCGCTGTTGCTGGTGGTGCAACCAACTCTGCTGACTCTGCTGCGAATACCACTCGTGCTATTCCCGGTGAGTTTGTTTACAGAGATGGTTCAGCGAACCCAATTCAGGATGACTTCAAATCAAAAGAAGCTCCTGAAGCATAAACTTCCTATACAAATTTAACTTAGCCCTCAGAGATGGGGGCTAGGTTTTCCTTTATGGAGGTTTATAATGGTTACGCCGGAGTTTGCAGGAGCAATAGCAACACTTATCGGTGCATTCATCGGAGTGTTAGGTTTTTTGTACAAAATCTTTAGCTTTGTCAAGTCATTTCAAAGATTTGAAGAAGAAGTAAAGAAATCAATTAGCATTATTAAAGCAGAAGTTACGCCTAATAGTGGCAAATCTTTAAAAGATACTGTAAATTCATTGAAAAAGGCTTGTGATAGAATAGAAACTAGACAAAAGGTATTAGATCAAAGATCGAAAGCCGCCCTTCACTATAACGAGAGTCCGCTTTTTGAGACAGATATTAAGGGTAGATTAACTTGGTGCAACGAAGCATTTTTAGAATTAACAAACGACAACGGTGGTTGTAAAGACGAATTCGATTGGCTAACGGTTATCGAAGATGATCGAAGAGAGCATTTTCTGAAAGAGTTTGACTCTTGTTTGAAAATGTGCAGGAAGATTGACATTGAAACCATCTCCGTTCATGGAAGGCCCATACATTTTGTTGGACACCCTTACAAACTTGGTAAAGGTATTCATGAAGGATTTTTAATTCATCTTTATTTACAGGAGAATGAGAAATGAACAAAGGCAGTAAAAGATTTACTTTAAACTTGAGCGACATTTCTGGTGTCGTCAAAACCGCTATTTTGGTGGGCGGTGCAGCAGCACTGACTGTTATTGCAGAAAACTTGCATGTTCTTGACATTGGACATTATGCTCCGCTTATTGTTCCAATCATCGCTCTTGGTCTTGATACCGCGATCAAGTGGCTCAAAGACGCTTCACCGAAAGATTAAGACAGTAGGAGTAAATAATGGACTTTAACACCGCACGCAATTTGCTTAACGCATATCGCAACGGTTTTGAGGGTGCTGTATGTGACCCAGAAGAAACCGCAGAATTGTTAGGCCGGTTAAAGACCCCACTTTTTGGTACTACTGCTTATAAGCTATTTGGAGCAGGGGAAGGTAAACTTTCCCTGCCCTTTCTTTCTTTGCTCAAATTCGATAAGGGGTTTGGCCCAGCAGAGCGGCAAACAACTGGCGACTGTGTAAGTCATGCAACTAGAAATGCATTAGACTTAACCAGAGCAGTTGAAATTGATATCAAGGGTGAGTCAGAAGATTTCATTGTTAGAAGTGCAACGGAGGCTATCTATCAAAGTAGAGGTCACAGAGGTCAAGGGATGACTTGCTCTGGAGCCGCTAAATACGTCTACGAGAAGGGTGGAATTCTTTTAAGAAAAGATTATGGCGACATTGATTTGTCTGTCTATAACTCAAACACTGGGTCACAAGGTCGCATTCCCGATAGTATCTACAAGACTGAAGCTCAGAGACACCAAGTAGAGACCATATCTTTGATCTCTACAGTAGAAGAGGCCAGAGATGCTTTAGCTAATGGTTACGGCATATCAGTGTGTTCTGGTTATGGTTTTTCTAGTAGGCGAGATTCTAAAGGTATAGCAAAGAGATCGGACGGTTGGTCACATGCTATGGCTTGGATTGCTTGCGACGATACGAGAAAAAGATATAACGAAACCTTATTTTTGGTTCAAAACAGTTGGGGTAAATGGAATAATGGTCCCAAGGTTCACGGACAACCAGACGGTAGCTTTTGGATCAGAGAAAAAGATGCTAGAGGTATGTTGGGATCAAGAGGCTCTTGGGTCTTTAGTAATGTAAATGGTTTCCCCGCGAGAAAACTTCCCGACTACGGATTCAATAAATATTTATGAGGAGATAAAAGTGTATAGAAACTCAGTATTTGCACTATCATTATGTTTGCTGGTTGTTGGTTGTAGTGGTATTGTCGCACAAGATTACGACCACGCTAAGAAAATTAGGGCTTATCAGGCGACACGTTTAGCTGTTGCTGTAATGAACACTCCAAATACAATTCCAGATGAAGACGATGTAGAACAATGTGATGGCTCTGGTTATATTACTCATGGTGATGGTCACAGAACGCTTTGCCCCGGCTGTCCAGCCTGCAAGGAGAAAGATGGAAAAGAACCTGTCGCTGCTGATATCGAACCAGAATACAATGTATATCATTTTGGTGCTGAATGGTGTGGGCCATGCCAGCAGATGATTAAGAATACTTGGCCTGATGAAAAAATGATTGAGTTTCTAAAAGATAAAAATGTAAAACTTTTTGTGTTCGATGCAGACAACGAAGATCATAAGAAGTATTTCTCGTACTATAAAGTGACTTCGTACCCTACAATTATATTGTTAGATGCAGATAATTTGGATACCCCACTTCAAAGAAATGTCGGTGGAGTGAGTGCAGAGGTCATGATTAAACAATTGGGTAAGGCACTATGAATGATTTAAACAAAGTAGCAACAAGAATATCTTCTCACGTTGCAGGCAAAGATAAGAACTTTGGGCTAGACCCAATGACTATCTCAATTATTATCAGCATCATCACCAATCTTGTAAAACTTTGGTGGAGTTGCAGAAGCAAAAGTAAGGTTCGTGAGCAACTGCGGAATCCCTCTTGGTTATTTAAACTCTTTCTCAAAAGAGAGATCAGAAAACAACAGGTCAAAGGAGGCTCCCGTAGAAATACGATGTACGGAGCTTTTCTTGATGTTGGCAAAAATTTGTCGGATAAAGAATTGAACAATATTTTAGAAGAGATTGGAGGAAAGTAGATGAATACATTTCAGTGGGTCATGCTAGCTGCTGCTATTTTTTTAGTTGCACCAGTGGTTTTTGAGAAGTTTAAAGGGCTTATTTCATCTGCCCCTACGTCGCCACCTGTGCCACCCGCACCTGAGCATGTGAATATTTGCGACGGACTGGTTGATGTTGTTAAGTGTTGGGAACACTTATGTGATTGCTGTGAGGCTCAGGGCATGGAGGATGCTGCCAGAGAACTCAAAGAAATCTTCCCGTTATTTGTGATTCAGGAGGTAAAGAATGAGTAATCAACTCAGAACGATATTAGCTGCTGTTCTGTGTGTGATTGCACTTTTTGGCGAACCTGCATTTGAGTGGGTTAAAAACAATGTAGATATTATCAATATTGTGCCAGACGATCCAGACGTAAAAGTGAATGAGCCATCTTTAGAGAATAAAGAATTAGTCGATGACATTGTCAAGATTGATTTTTCAAAAGAAGATAGAGAGCTTGTTTCTTACTTCTTCCTAGAACTAGCAGACGTTTTAAGAGATGACGATAAGATCATCAAAACAACGGGCCAGTTTGCCAACTTTAATGTAATGGCAGGCATCCTGCATTTTGATACAGACTTTGCCGGTAAATACAGGGGTTTCGGTGACGCTGTAGAATATGCAGTCCAAAATTCCATTGGTTTAGAGAATCAGCCTTTGACCGATAGTAAGCGTCAAGATCTTGTAGATGTCCTCGAAGCAGTAGCTTGGAGTGCCAATCAATGAGCTTAATAGATGTATTGCTTGACAGAATGATGGACAAGTACGGCATTGAGCGTAAAGATATTGACAAGGCGAAAAGAATGATGGATAAGGTTGAGTTCGTAAAACGTAACGGCGAAAACTATTTGATTATCGACATTGGTGACGGAATGGAACTCTCTATCAAACAATAAAAATTTTACCTCTCTTTAGTGGAACGATATCTACTTTAGAGAGGTTTTTTTGTACTTTCCTCTTGACAAAACCGGCTTCGTAGACTATAATAGAGTACAAGAACCCGCTACATTCGACAATATTTGTATAAAGATAGGAACAACTAGATGCAGGTTACAAAACGCGGTGGATCTAAAGAAGATTTCTCAGTAGAAAAGATCCACAAAGTTGTAAGCTGGGCGGTTAAAGGTATTAACGGTGTGTCACTCTCTGACGTTGAGATGAACGCGAACCTGTCCCTGTATGATGGAATTACTAGCTCAGAGATTCATCAGATTCTCATCAAGTCAGCAAGCGATTTGATATCAACATCTTCACCCAACTATCAGTATGTCGCCGCTAGACTGCTGAATATGCAACTCAGAAAAGAAGTTTGGGGCTACGGAGATCAGCCCACTGACTTCCTGATTTTCATTCGTAGAAACGTAGATAATGGCATCTATGACCCACAACTGGAGAAGAAGTGGAGTGAAGAAGAAATTGATGCCTTTGGTAAGTATATTAGTCACAATCGTGATGATATGTTTACATATGCTGGTCTACAGCAAATGATTGATAAATACTTAGTAAAGAATAGAAGTACGGGCCATATCTATGAGACCCCACAGTTTGCTTATATGGCTATTGCTATGTGTCTATTCGATGATATTAACGAGGTAAAACAAGCGTATGACTGTTACTCCACGTTTCAGATTAATCTTCCTACTCCTATTATGGCTGGTGTGCGTACCAATATTCGTCAGTTCGCATCCTGCGTTCTCGTCGATGTAGACGACAATCTTGATGCTATCTTTAGTAGCATACACGCCGTTGGAAAGTACACCGCTAGACGAGCAGGAATTGGACTCAACATCGGACGTATGAGACCAATCAACTCACCTATCAGGTGTGGAGAAGTCATCCATACAGGACTCATACCATACCTAAAAAACTTTGAGTCAGCAGTTAAATCAACGTCTCAGAATGGACTTCGGGGAGGATCGGCAACAGTCCACGTACCTTTCTGGCACTTTGAGATTGAAGACATTCTTGTGCTTAAGAATAATGCAGGGACTGACGATAACAGAGTTAGAAAGCTGGACTACAGTATTCAGTTTTGTAAACTATTCTATGACCGTTTAATTGCCAATGAAGATATTACTTTGTTCAGTCCTCATGAAACAAATGGTTTGTATGAAGCGTTTGGTGATAACGAAAAGTTTGAAGAGCTATATCTTAAATATGAAGGCAAGAGATCACTAAAGTTTAGAAAGAAGATTCCAGCAAGAAAGCTGGCAGAAATCTTTGCTCGCGAACGCTTGGAAACTGGACGTATCTACAGTATGAATATTGACTCAGCCAATGAACACGGATCGTGGAATGTACCATGTTATATGTCAAATCTGTGTCAGGAAATTATTCACCCGACAAAACCTATTCAGGCCATTGATGATGCAGAAGGCGAGATTGGCATTTGCATTTTGTCTGCGTTAAACCTGTTGGAGATGAATGATGAGAAAGATATTGAAGAAGCGTGTCGAATTGCTGTACGGACTCTTGACTCTGTTATTGATTACCAAGATTACCCCGTACTTGCAGGCGAAAACTTTACCAAAAATAGGCGATCACTTGGAATTGGTATTACTAACCTTGCGGGTTTCTTAGCTAAGAATAAACTAAAATACGAAGATGCCGGAGCGTTAGAGTTGGTTCATGAGGCTATGGAACAGATCCAATGGAATCTCCTAAATGCAAGTTGTGAGTTGGCAGAAGAAAAGGGTGCATGTTCTAAGTTTGGTGAGACTAAATACTCACAGGGTTTGTTACCTATTGACTGGTACAAGAACACTGTAGACGAATTAATTAAACCTAATTATAATATGGATTGGGAGGGGTTGCGTGAAAGGATTAAAAAACACGGTCTTCGGCACTCTACTTTATCTGCTATTATGCCTTGTGAGTCTAGCTCCGTTATTCAGAACTCTACCAATGGAATTGAACCCGTCAGATCGTTGCTGATTCACAAAAAGGCAAAGAATGGCGTGCTAAAACAATTAGTGCCAAACTATCACATGAGAAAGAACTTCTACACACTCGCGTGGGACATGCCAAACAATAAAGCTATGCTCAACTTGGCTGCTGTGATCCAGAAGTTTGTGGATATGAGTATAAGTACAAACCTGTATTATAACTACTCTCACTATGAGGATGGAAATATCCCATTGAGTGTTCTTATTAAAGATCAAATCTATGGCTATAAGTATGGACTGAAGAATTTTTATTATGCCAACACACCTGATGGTGATGGCGAAACTGAAAGAGAAATGAATTGCGAATCTGGAGCTTGCTCGATTTGAATACTATTTTGTAGCCTCTTTGAGCATTAGATAATTTAAGCAGGGGAGATAAACAATGAAGACGATTTTTAATACCAAGAATGTCGATCCAATGTCACAACCGCTTTTTCTCGGTAAAGACCTTGGTCTTCAGCGATATGACGTAGTTAAGTATCCTATCTTTAAAGAACTTGACAGCAAGCAGATGATGAACTTCTGGCGACCAGAAGAAATCGAACTCAAGAAAGATCGCGGCGACTTCAAAGAGATGTCGGACAATGAGAAGTTTATCTTTACGTCTAATCTTAAATACCAGACTATGCTCGATAGTGTAATCTGCCGTGGCGTTCCTACCCTACTGGAGTTCGTCACCAATACAGAACTAGAAGCCTGCCTGATGACTTGGCAGTTCTTTGAGAAGATTCACTCACAAAGTTATAGCTATATCATTCAGAATGTCTTTGCTGACAGTTCCGAAATTTTTAGCGGAATTTATGAAGATAAAGAGATTATGAAGCGGGCAAATAGTGCTATCGAAGACTATAATAACTTGATGGGTATGAGTTGTGACTCTACCAAACCATCTAATCTGAAGAAGCAAATCTATATGACCATTGTTAGTATCAACATCCTTGAAGCCATCCGTTTCTATGTGAGTTTTGTTTGTAGCTTTGCGTTTGCAGAGAACAAGAAGATGGTCGGCAATGCAGATATTATCAAGCTCATCAAACGTGATGAGTCATTACATCTAGCTAATACTCAACAAATTCTAAAGATTCTACACACAGAAGAGTCAGAAGGGTTTGTTAGTACAGCCGCTAAATGTCAAGACGACGCCATTGAAATGTTTGATAGAGCAGCGGCAGAAGAAAAAGAATGGGCATCGTACCTGTTCCAAAACGGATCAATCATTGGACTCAATGAGACTGTACTACATCAGTATATTGATTGGCTCTGTATGTCTCGAAGAAAAGCCATTGGGATTCCATACGAAAACGTTGGAAAGAACCCAATCGCAGGTTGGACGCAGGCTTGGATGCATAGCGAAAGCGTTCAAGTTGCTCCACAGGAACATGAAATTACTAGCTACAAAATCGGTGCTAGTAAGAATGATTTAGACGATATGGATTTAGGAGGATTTACTTATGAATAATGTATGTAAAGATTATTGTAATACTGGAACTGAATCTTATATTACAAAGATTACACAGTGGCATCACGACCGTAATCTTATTGAAGGGTCTACAGACAAAGATCAATTTTGTAAGCTAATGCAGGAGGCCGGTGAGCTTTCGGATAGTATTTGCAAAGGTAAAGATGTCTCTGACGATATTGGCGACATGATTGTTGTACTAATCAATATTGCAGAGAGGAACAAATTAAACATCTCTAAATGTCTTGCGAAGGCATGGGATGACATTGAAGATAGGAAAGGTAAGATGGTTGACGGTGTGTTCGTTAAGGAGGCCGATCTATAAACTTTTCCAGATAAGGGTTTTAAATGAGAACTAAACGACAAAGACGAGACGACAACAAGAAATCTAATCACAAAATTAAGCCTTTAGAAGCAAAAACAGATAATCAAAGAGATTATATTAGGGCGATTGTAGAGAATGACATTATTTTTTGCTCTGGCCCTGCTGGTTCTGGCAAATCGTTCATAGCCGCAGGAATTGCAGCAGAGCACTTATATAACGGAAAAAATGAGCAAATCATTGTAACTAGACCATTAGTTTGTACTGGTAAAGACATTGGGGCTTTGCCGGGAGAAATGGGTGAGAAAATCGCACCTTATCTTTTACCAATGGAAGAAAACCTAAAACACTTTCTTGGTCAAGCACACTACGGTCTTTATTCCAATGAGGGTAAGATCCAGTACAAACCTTTAGAAGTCATGAGAGGGTCTACATTTCATAACTCTTACATGATTTTGGATGAGGCACAAAACTGTACTGAAGATCAGATTAAAATGTTTGTCTCTCGTATGGGCGAAAACAGTAAAGTCATTATCAATGGAGATATTGAACAAGATGATCTGCGTGGTCGGAGTGGTCTTGAGTTTTGCATGAATAGACTAGACCGTATTGACGGTATTGGAATCTGCGAATTAGACTATGAGGACATTCAGAGGAATGGGATTATAGGAAGATTTTTAAGAGCATTGGAGAACTAAATGCCAACATATGTTTATGAGTGTAGTGCATGTGAACACTCTTTTGAAAAGTTGCAAAAGATGACTGACGACCCACTCAAGAAATGCCCTGAGTGTGGTAAGAAGAAACTGTTTAAAGTTTTGACTGGGGGTTTTTATGGATTTGTTTCTGGAAGCGAAACTATTGGAGGTCTTGCGGATAAAAACGCTAGAGAAAACAAAAACAAAATCGCAGAAGCAGAAGCAAAAAAACGTGAGTCAACACCAGAAGTACCAAAGGCTTGGTACGACAAGTATGGAAATGCTACACCAAAAGAAATTAATAAAATGACACAGCAACAAAAAACTAAATATATCATGGGAGGCCGTAAATGAGGTTTGTTGACGAAAAATTTTTACCACAAGAAGAAAAGACTGTACTTCTGTTTGGAAAAACTGGAGAAGTATTAAACAAAGATGAACAGCATAAATTGCCGCACTATGCTAAAATTGTGCAGAATTTAGAAGATAAAGAAACTTATTATATTAGAATCTATCAAAGTACACCATTCGACCCAACGGGTCCATACGGTAGAAGAGAGAGAAATCTAGATACGCAAATTAAAAGCGTTTCAAGAAGCACTTTTGATTTTTATGTTACATATTTAAAAACTAATAATTCAATTTACTTAACCAAGGCTCAACGAGGATTTTTAAATGACTAAAAAGGGACCGCTCAGCAAGGCAGAGAAGTTTTACATTGAAGGCCATCTGGAAAAACCGATGGAAGATTTGTGCAAAGATTTAGATAGAGCTAAGTCTAGCATTGAGAAATACATTAAGACCATTCCAGTTGATGACAAGCAAAAGGCAGAAACCTTGCTGCTACAGCAGTTTGCCAGAAATGGAAAAGGGTCTACGGTTATGACTCAAAATGCAGCAGAATTGTCAGATGAAAAACGTTCTAAGTTTACAAATAATGGAACGATAAGAAGCTCCAAGTGTACCACGAATACTAGGTGACAAATGGATGATAAAAAGTGGGGCGAATTTTATTCGTCAGACAGAAAAAATATAAGCAAAGTCTTCGTAAAGGTTATGACGACCGATAAAAATCATTGGTTCTTTTCCGATTATGATATATGGTACGAAGTAAAAGATTATTGTGAGAAAAATTCTGTGTTTATTCAGGATTTGCACTTGCAATTTCGGTCTAACAAATGTATAATAGATATAGGAGAGTGTAAAGCACTATATTTAGTGAGGTCCGCTCTCGGTGCTATAGGTCAACCGACAAAAAATTACTTCACCGTGGGAACATTAAACGATGGAGTGGTTCACAAGCAAATGTGGTTGACTCCAGAATTAATTTTAGACAAGCAGTACGACGATGATTTGTCTGAATGTTTTAGCGAGGCTATAATCTACAATGAACAAAAGAAAAAGAAGCGAAAAGAGTAAATACAAACACTTAACAACAGGAGACTATTGCACTTGTGCCCAATATGTTGCTGCAATTATGTGTCAACGTAATGCAGAAAACAAGAATGAGGGGTCTTTACCCTACAAATTCTGGAACAAAAAACCTTGGGACTGGACTTACAAGAAACAGCTTTTTAAGGCCAATAGCATACTAAAGGACTACAGTGAAGAAGCACTTGTCAAAGTAATTGAATCACCAGAGTTCAAAGGTATCTTTTCACTAAACCATCCGAAAGCAATTGCAATTATTAAGAAGTATGAGCTACAGATTGAAGATCAGAAGTCAAAACCGAAGCAAGAAATTGAAGTTAAGAAAGACGCCAAGACTAGGAAAAAGAGTTATGGCGGGAAGAACCTTTTAAATAAACTTAGGAAATTAGAGAATGGCTAAGAAAAAGAGTAAACCTATTGAGTACGACGATCCTACTGTCGCAACATTATGTAAGAAGTATGGTAATGTTATTCAGTCTGGCACCAAGGTGTTAGAGTCTCTGGAGACGTATGATACCATCAGTCTTAGCCCAGTACTTGATATGGCACTCGGTGGTGGGTTGCGTGAGGGTCAGGTTGTTGTAATGACTGGCGACCCAAAGACTGGAAAGACAACGACCGCTCTGTATGCTGCTGCCAAGGCACAAGCTAAAGGTAAGAAAGTATACTACCTAAATACCGAAGGTCGTCTGACCAAACAAAACTTTCGTGGCGTCAAAGGTTTAGATATTGATGCTATTCAAATCGTCCAAGCTACAGACGATACACCTGTCGTATCTGCTGAGACATATCTTAATATTATGGAGCGACTGATTAAAGAAGAAGAGAACCTTTTCTTGATCTGTGATTCTACATCTAACATGGTTCCGCAAGACGAGATTGATGGAGAGATCCGTACAGGTGTTCGTAATGCTCTACCACGCTTGTTGTCTATGTTTTTCAAGCGTATCAGCGGCGACGTATCACGCATGAAAACTATTGCCGTGTTCATTACTCACAATATCGCCAACACTGGTGGTTCACGATTTTCACCTAATAAGATGGCAGACTGCGGTAACATGATACAGTTCCAAGCTGGAACTAACATGGTCATCACGCACCGTGGCAAATGGGAAGTACCCAAAGAGTCAGGAAATCACGTTGGTCAAGTTGCTAACTGGATAATCAAAACTTCTGCCGCTGGTGGCACGCCCATGAGTACGGCAGCAAGCTGGATTCGTTACGGCATCGGTATTGATGAGTCGCAAGAGATTGCAACTATTGCTACAGACTTCGCACTGATTCAAGCAAAAGGTGCTTGGTATACAATTTCTTGTTTAGTCGATAAGGCTACACACCCCATCGTACACCAATACCTTTCAAGCAACGAAGTTGATCCATCAAATGAAGAAGCTGTAGTCAAGGCGTTTAAGTTTCAGGGTATGGAGAAACTGGTAAACTTCTTAAATGAAAACGAAGAACTCAGAGATATTGTAATTGAAGAAGTTAGAGAATTATTCTGATCGCGGTGAGATTTCCTTTTGGAGATTTTAGTGAAAGTCACAGGCTTAAATGGTAGAGAGTATAATCTCGACACCAAGAAATATTTGATTAACAATCGAAGTAAGCGTAGCTTCTATCACTTACAAGCTAGGAAACTTATAGTCGAGCTATTTCATCCCTATCAGGTACTTGAAGAAGTTACGCTTCCCGGTTCTTCTATAAAAAAATCCAAACTAGCCCTTGACTTTTTGATTCCATCGTGTGCAATAGGTATTGAAGTGCATGGCGAACAGCACTTTAAATATGTGCCGTACTTTCATAAATCTAAGATCGGGTTTGCACAAGCAAAGAAGCGAGACTTGGATAAGAAAGAGTGGTGCAGAATTAACGAAATCACAATTATAGAGCTACGTTGGGACGAAGGTCTAGAATACTGGAGGGAGAAAATTGAACGCAGCAGATAGATTAAAAGTATTTGTTGAAGGTATTGAAAGGTACGTTACGGCGGAGAATATTTCTCCAACCAAGTTTAATCCAGAGTTTGCTGTTGCAGAAACTCTAACAGTAGAGAAGATGGAAAAGTTGACTCAGGACGACTGCTTCAACCACGCTTATCAGTTATACCAATATGCAGACCATATAGCTTGGTGTCGATCAAAGTGTGAGAATGTTGTTGGATGGTGTAGAGAAAATCTTGGTAGCATTATAGCTAGTGAGGTGACACAAATCGAAGTACAGTTTATGAAATATGAAACTAAAGTTGATCTCATCAAAAGAGAAAACGACATAGCAAGAAGCATTAACGAGTGGTTGCTGACAGCACAAAGCCGACTAGAACTTTTAAAAAGTAGAGAATACAACGTTCGCCGCAAGGCTGATATCTTAATTGAAAAAGGGAAAAGAAGATGAGTGACGACATTGTAAAAACATTGTTAGAATCATTGACAGATGAGCAAAAGGCTCAGCTTGTGCAAGACTTGTTAAAGTCAAATCAAAATGGAGAAGCTCCAGTATTAAAAGAGGAAACGGTTTCCTCAAAACCTCAGCCAAATGTGACAAAGGACTTTAGAGTAGTTCAGAACGATAAATTAGATAAAAGGAAAACTCCGGTGACAGCTAGAAGAAATCAGTGGGTAGATAAAGGCGAGGATCGTGATCCAAACTTTGACCCCGCTAAATTTGAGAGTATGGGTAAAGCAGCACGAGACCGCAGACAAGCAAGAAAGAAGACTATTGAGTGCCACGTTTGTGGTCGTAGTTTTACTGTAAATCCCGCCTACGTATACGGCGAAAACATTAGATGTAACCAATGCGTAGGGAGGTAAAATGGATCAGCTTGCTGATACCGGTGCAGAGAGAGCAGTTCTAGCTGGACTCTTTGCATACGGGCTTGAATCTTATGTTGAAATCAGTGACTTTCTTACGCATAACAGCTTCGCTAACCGTAACAATCAAGTCATTTACAAGTGTATCGAAAAGGTGTTGGAGAATGATGCTGTAGCTGACATTCCAGCAATTCTTTCTGCTGCTGAACAACTTAACCTCACAGAAGTAGTCAAGACTGAACATGAGTTAGACTACATTCGTGACCTTATGGACTATCCTGTTAAAAGGGGTAATACCCTGCATTTTGCTGCACAGGTTAAAAAGTTTGAGTTTGCACGCAACGCAAAACGTATCGCTAAAAAGATAGATAAAGATATTGACTCCATTGTTGGCGATGAGAGCATTGATGATATTATCAATCTCGTAGAAACACCACTTATGGATTTCTTGCGTGACGATGAGTCAGGCCAAAACCCAGAGATGCTTGGCGATAATCTTGACGAATACATCGAATTTCTAATCGAAAACAAATGTGACCAAATAGGACTGACTAGTGGATTTCCCAGATTTGATTCCGTCATTGGTGGTGGCTTACGTCGCAAGTGTGTGGATCTCGTATCCGCAAGGCCCGGAGTAGGTAAGTCTGTGTTTGCAGATAATGTTGCTCTGCATAATGCTAGGAATGGAATTCCCGTACTTATGCTCGATACTGAGATGAGCAAAGAGGACCACCTCAACAGAATCCTTGCTAATATCAGTGGTGTTCCTATTCAGGATATTACAACCGGCAAGTTCTCAGAAGATGACGAGAAAGCTATTGCCGTTAAAAATGCGGCAGAAGAAATTAGAGATATCCCCTACACCTATGTTAGTGTAGCTGGTGCCCCCTTTGAAACCATTATGAATATCATCAAGCGATGGATTCTTCGTGAAGTGGGTCAGGACGAAAATGGCACAACCAACGACTGCCTTGTTGTGTACGATTATCTCAAGCTCATGTCGTCATCCGGCATCAGTAACAATATCCAAGAGTATCAGGCTCTTGGTTTCCAAATCACAGAATTACATAACCTAACAGTTAAGTATGACTTCCCATGTCTATCATTTGTTCAGTTGAACCGTGATGGTATCACAAAGGAATCTACGGATGCTGTTAGCGGTTCTGACCGCATCATTTGGTTGTGTACGTCTTTCTCTATATTTAAATTAAAGTCCGCAGAGGAACTGGCAGAGGGCGGTCCAAACGGTGGTAATCGAAAGATTGTCACTTTAAAAGCTCGTCACGGTGCTGGATTACTTGACGGTAATTATATTAATATGAATATGGTTGGCGAACATGCACAGTTGACCGAGTTGCGAACTAGAGATGAAATAAGATCCTCACCCGATGGTGATGTGATCGAAGGTTCTGATATACCATTCTGTATAGAGGGAGATGATGATGCCGGAATGTAAACCACCAGCACAATGTTGTGTGACGAATAAACCTTGGGGTTCCTATACAGATTACTTTAGGGCTGACAATGTAGTATTTAAAACAATTGAAGTAAGTCCGAAGCAAAGACTATCTCTACAGACCCATGAAGAACGTGCCGAGATCTGGGTTGTTATGGAGGGCGAGTGTCTTTGTGAAATAAATGAAAACGTTCGCAGACTTGGAAGGGGAGAGACGTTGGACTCAAATTGGATATTTATACAACAGGGAGATGTTCATAGACTTATTAACGACACAACGGAAAAGTGCGTGATCGCAGAGTTGCAATTTGGTAAGTGTTCTGAGCAAGATATTGTCAGATTAGAAGATGACTATAACCGGACAAAACCATTATTCAGTTCTAGGCAAAGTGTTCGATGTTGAAAATTGATCCAGAACCGAAACTAGACTTTGATGATGTATTACTCGTACCACAAAGATCGAGATTACTACAAATATTATAACGATCAAAGTGTCTAATGATTACATACGCAGCGATACCCAGTCCACTGTTTGGTCACAAACAAATGGACGACGCAATTGAACTTGTAGATGAAGCGTTTGCCGCTGGGTACTTTAAGAACCATCTAGTAGAAATTAAATGTGCATGGATAGCACTTGATGGTGAGAAAGTAGTGGGATGGGCAGCGGTTGGAGACTGTATACTCCGATGCATTGTTGTGCATCCAGACTATCGAGGACAAGGCATTGGAAAGAGATTAACAGAAGAAAGATTAAAGCATTTAGGAGACTGCAAAGAAGTGATCTCTTATGCTTGGATTAGACCAGATGGTAGATGTATGTCGTGTAAAAACCTAGAAAATTTCGGCTTTGAACTTTCAAAAGAGCTTCCTGAATACTATAATAATACTAGAAGCGACTGTAAATACTGTGGGAGTAACTGTACATGTGTAGCAAGACTGTACGTCAAAACACAACGCTAGATCTGAACAAAGTGCGAGAGATCGTCTTCCAAGATATTTATAAATTGTTAGATAGTTTTAATCTAGAGTACACTCAGGACGCAGAAAACATTTTTATGAAGTGTCCTATTCATGAGGGCAGCGACAACCCATTCGGTGTGTCTATTGCACTTGATAAGCAGGTATGGCGTTGCTGGACTCGTGGGTGTCACGATCACTATAGTTGTAATATTTGGGGATTCATCAAAGGTTGTCTGCAAACAGACTCATTCTCTGATGCACTCAAGTATGTTTGTAAATTGTATGATGTAAATGGAGCATCCAAAAATGGAACCAGTAGTAGTAATAATGATGGTGATAAGCCTGATGCTGATTTTAGTCAGCTTATACGTCAAATTAAAGGATATAGAAGAACAGAAAAAAGCTCATGTGAAATTGAGCATGTTGCAAGACCAAAAACTGAATCGTGTCCTTCGCCGTATTTCATTGCTAGAGGATACGAACCGGAAACGTTGCGATTTTTTGGGGTTCGAGAAACAACAAGTGATACCAGAGGCATCCTTCGATATAGGGCAACTATCCCCATCTGGGGCGTTGACAGAAGCTACTGTGGTTGGATCGCGAGATCTACACGAGATTTCATACAACCCAAATACATTTTTTCTAAGGGAATCAGAAAAACAGATTACCTCTACAACTACTACAACGCCACTGCGGGAGGTTCTAATTCCAGAGATTGGAAAAACGATACCCTCTTTCTGGTAGAGGGGCAGGGCGATGTTTGGAGACTATGGGAGTGCGGAGTCAAAAATGCAGTTGGACTATTTGGTAAAGACGTATCATCACAACAACGCAAGTTATTGCTTAGTAGTGGTGCGACCAGACTTGTTGTCCTCACTGACAACGACCAAGCAGGGCGAGAGTCGAAGATTAAAATTAAGCGAGAACTAGGAAGATTATTTAAGTTGGTGTTTCCCAAGATGCACACAAAAGATTTGGGAAGCATGACATGTGAACAAGTTGATAAGAATATTTTACAGGATTTAAAGGGGTACTATTAATGATTTTAGGAATATCAGGACGCAAGCAGGCAGGCAAGAATACTACTGCAAACATCCTACATGGAATTGTATTAAAAGAACAGGGCTTCATCAAAGATTGGAACCTTGGTTCTAATGGTCAGTTATTGATTCCATCCGATGGTGGTTCTGGATGGGGAGAGTTTTGGATAGAGCGTAAAGACGAAGAATTTGTAACTTGGGCAGATAATAATATGTGGCCCTTTGTTAAGCTCTACAGCTTTGCAGACTATTTAAAAACTATTTGTATGGAGTTATTCGATATCCCATTTAGGTGCTTGTACGGCACAGATGCGGAAAAGAACCAAACCCAAGAACATCTACTATGGGAAAACATGCCGGGAGTAATTTCTGAGTCTGCTGCCTTTCATTTAGAGTCGGATGGTCATTTGTACAACGGAAACCATAGACGTAAGTCCTTACTTAATCTCACCGTGCATGACCCCGGCCCAATGACCGCCCGTGAATTTATGCAGTTCTTTGGCACAGACGTTATGCGTAAGATGTACGAACCTATATGGGTAAAGTCTTGCATTGAGAAGATACAAAAAGAAAGGTCACAACTAGCAATAATTGCAGATATTCGCTTCCCCAACGAAGCGAAAGCTGTTGAACAAGCCGGTGGCAAGGTTGTTCGACTAACACGCGAGGTTTACGACGATAGCCATTCGAGTGAATCGGCTTTGGATGACTACCCCTTCACAGATTATATTGACAATAAAATTGAAAGCATCGACGTTCTGATGGTGAAGGTCAAAGAATTTTACCGTAACCTAAAGGAGCGACATGTTAGTAACCTATGTTAGAAGTTCATCATATAACAATTATGATTTTTGCCAAATGCAGTATTTCCTGACCTATAATCTAGGTTGGAGAGGTTCTAGCGGTAAACGAGCAGATATGGGAACTATGGCCCACAAGGTCATGGAAATTCTCGCTGGACTTAAAAAGTTTCAGCAGGACAATCCTCGTAGAAAATGGCTAGAAATTGAAGATGATAAGTGTGGCAAAGTCAGAGTTAGCAAGGATGATCTCTACACTGACGCTTTTGTAGACGAATTGATCGCCAGATCCATCAAGGATTACGGCGAAACATCTACCCACAAATTCTACCGTAAGGAACGTCAGGAGATTACTGATACTGTTTATACGTTCTTGACTTGGAATAATAGTCAATTCGACCCTAGACAAAGAAATATTTACTATCCAGAACCGCACTTCGACATGCCAATCGAGGAAGATTGGGCAAAGTTCGACTTCGTAGACGCTAGCGGAAACACCCAAAAAGGGCAGTTAGCTATCAAGGGCACAATTGACCTCGTTACACTTCTTGACGAAGATACAATTGAGGTGGTTGACTGGAAAAGCGGTCGTCGTCTGAACTGGGCTAGTGGCGAAGAAAAAACCTACGAAAAAATGATGAATGACCCACAGTTATTGCTGTATTTTTACGCTATGTCCAAGATGTTCCCTGATTTTCCCAATAGAATTATGAGTATTTTCTTTTATAAAGACATTGAGGGGAAACCAGATCCTACACCGTATAGTTTCTCTTTTACCAAGGAAGATGAAGACAGATTTCTAGGAATGCTCAGAAAGCGGGTAGAAGAAATTAGACAAAATACCAATCCATCCGTACTAGATCCAACCAGAACTGACTTTAGATGTAAATATTTATGTCATTTTTGCAAAAATAACTTCGAGGGCGAAACTGATAATATGTGTATAACTATAGAGAAGGAATTAGTTCAGCTTGGGATGGACGAGGTGGTGAAGAAACGCACTGCACCCGACTTTAATATTGGATTCTACGAGGCACCCGGATAATGAAAAGAGAGAATTCTTAAAGATTTCTGTCTCTGAGAGTCTAGCCGCAGTAGCGGGTTCGCAGCCTGAACGTGTCTCCAATTACAAAAATCACATAATGATGACCATAACGGTCGTGGGAGGCGAATAAGATGAAAAGGCGAGATTTTTTAACTTACGGAACTAGTTTTCTTGGTGGAGCATATCTAGCGAGCGACAATATCGCTGTTTCTTATGCTGATGAATATTCCCCCAAAATTACTAAAAACGACAAAAGCGTAATCTTTCTGTGGATGGGTGGAGGAGCGACTCACATCGAGACATTTAATCCCATCCCAAATTCCACAGTAGAAAGACGGTCTGCCACTGGTCATATAGAGACTAAAATTCCAACGGTAAAGATAGGTGGACTCTTCAAGGAAGTAGCTAAAAGATCTGATAAAATTAACATTGTCAGAAGTTTCGCTCATAAAGATTCTAACCATCAAACTGCTACTCATTGGGTTGTTGGTGGCGAGAGAAACCAAGGCAGTACTGTTCAGAATTATCCTAGTTACGGAGCTATGATTGCTGGCTATTACGGGCCAGTATCTCAACCTCATGGTCTACCCACCTATATTAAGATGAACAAAATTGATGGGGATGGAGCAGCTTTTCTTGGTCAGAAATATATGGGCTACGAAGCCAATAGAGAAGGCGTAGGCGATCTCCAGTTAAAGATGTCTAAGGAAAAATTCATGGAGAGAAAAGGTCTGCTAGACTTAGTAGAGAAACATTCTCCCTTCAAAGGACGAGGAGAAGACTGGAGAGAGTTCCAAAATCAAGCTCTCACGGCTATAACCGGCAAAGCGGCTGAAACTTTTAGAATTGAAGAAGATTCTAAATACGGTACATTTAAGGATGACCAGTTGGGCAAGGATGCCTTAGCCGCAGTCAGAGCTATACAGAACGGTGCCAAGTTTGTAAATATCCAGTATGGTGGCTGGGATATGCACAGTAATATAGTAAATTCGTTAAATACTAGACAGGTAACTCTAGATAGATATGTTGGCCTACTTATGGACGAGTTAGAGGTCAGGGGTTTATTTGAGAACACTCTTCTGGTTGTAGCCACAGAGTTTGGTAGAACGCCAAAAATAAACGGTAACGCAGGGCGTGACCACTGGAGTGGTAGTGTCCCCTTAATGTTTGCTGGTGGAGGATACGACTTGGGCCGTGTAATTGGAACCTCCAGTGCAAACGCCGAATTTCCAGAAAACGGTGAGTGCAGTCCTATAGATTTAAGATGGACTGTGTTAAACCATGTGGGAATCCACAAAAACAACACTTGGATGGGCATTAATGGAAGACCAATGCCTATTACTGGTAGTGAAGAGAAGAATATATTAACAGATATCCACGTAGGGGTAGGATAATAAAAAGAAGAAAATTTTATTATTATTAGTTAGAGTCGCAACACTTACCAATACGGTATAAATTATTTCCTCGATTACAACCTTATAGGAGTTAAAAATGCCCCTACCAGAAAAGCGTGACGGTGAAAAGCCCGTAGAATTTATTGCTCGCTGTATGAGTGATCCAAAAATTAACAAAGAATATCCAGATCAGAAGCAGCGTACAGCGGTCTGTATGAGCAAAGCCTGTGATGGGATGTCTCATATCGAAGCTGCTGACTTCCAGATCAACTTTGAAGAGTATGGATTTACAGAAGAGATTACAGAAGACAATTGGTACTGCCCTGCGGAAGCAGAATACGAGACGGATATTGATTGGGGTGAAGCGACAGAGGAATGGGACATTTCAGAAGCCAAACCCGGACTCTGGGAAAATATTCGTAAAAAGAAAGATCGTGAAGGTAAGAATTACAAACCAGCAAAGAAGGGCGACAAAGATCGACCTGATCCAGAGGCTTGGAAGAAAGCCCAATCGTTATGGAATAAAACCGTTGCTGAGTACGAAGAAGGTCAGATGCAACGTGAACAACTGATGAAGATGCACCGTCAGCTTATGGAAATCGAAGAATACTTAGAAGGCGTAAAGTTTGAAGATTGGACTAAAGATATGATTTCTAAGTCTGAAGTCTATATCCAAAACATTTATGACTTTATTAAGGCCAATAAAACAGAAGCCAGCTTCAAGTATGAAGATCCTAAGACTGGAGAAGTATACGAATATCAGCGTAAGGGCATCTATCGTAAAAATGGTCGCACTCTTGTTCCTGCTCGTGCTGCGGAATACCAAGGTCGCAAGGTTCAGCTTGGTAAACCTTTCCGTACTCCAAAGGGGCCAAAGAAAAGTGCTGTTTATGTTAAGAATGGTTCTGGCAAGGTTGTAATTGTTCGTTTTGGTGATCCTAATATGAAGATCAAGAAGAATATTCCTGAACGACGAAAATCATTCCGAGCTAGACATAACTGTGACAATCCCGGTCCTCGTTGGAAAGCACGATATTGGAGTTGTCGGGCATGGTAGAGAAGGACTTTTCTAAATGTCAGTGTCCAAAGGCGGGGTGGTGCGATCTTCTTAAAAAGGAAATGACCGCCACCCCTCCTAATTGGCAGTGGTGTCAAGAGCTAACAGAAGAAGGAAGAAAACAATATCACGACAGGGTTAACGGTGAAGTGAGAGTCGTCCGAAAAGCTACAGGTAAACACTTAGTAGGCACTGTAAACTTTGTTGATGATATTCCTGAACCAACAAGCGATTATGCAGTTTGCGTAATTCCAGCAAATGAAATGGCAATGAATCTTCTTGATGCTACCCGCGAAAACATCAAGAAGTACGCAGAAAAGTGTAATGCTGATTATATAGAATTGACAGGAGATCAGGTCGAAGAATTCCCTATTTCTAATAAATTCAGACTAGAGAAAGTTGCACAAACCTACGAGAAAACACTCTTTGTAGATTGCGATATTGTGATAAAAGAATCTGCACCAAATATATTCGAGATAACACCCAATGATAAGATCTCTGCTTTCGATGAATATCGCGTATACCTAGATCATCGGACCAACAACCATCTTTGGATAGATGATTCTATGCACAGAATCTCAAAGGCTCTTAATGTTGCTTATCGTGGAAAGACTATGCTAAATAGTGGATTTATGGTAATCCCTAAATCCTGCTCTCAATATTATTCCCAGCCGAAAGTTCCTTACCCACGCCTATGGTGCTTTGACCAAATGTGGTTGACTCTAAACACACCAATAGAAAAAATTTACAAACTGGGAAGAGAATGGAATAATGTTTTTGACGCATCAGATTTTTGGGAACGTTTTGAAGAAAGTTATGTTTTTCACTTTAACAACATGAGGGATACAGAGAGTTTTCACGAAGACTCTAGAAGACACGCCCTAGCTACGCTGGCAGAGAATACAAATATCTCAGAATTTGATCTTAAAACTTCTTCGATTTGGAGCGATGTTTTTCCAAAGGTAGAAGAATATGACTTACCCGAAAACATGGATGAAGTAGAGTTAGTAACGGTTCATTTTAATCCGACAGGCTCAGAAACCTTGAGAAAAACTCATTCACTTTTCTTAGAAGGTTTGAGGAATGTTGCACCATTCGTAAAGTGCTACGAACTACTATTCGACGATCAAGAGCAACAAATAGAAGGCTCGATAATTATAAGAGGTTCTTTGCAAAAGAATTGCTTGTGGCAAAAAGAAGCACTTCTAAATGTTGCAGTCAAAAACATTGAAGATGAAAAGAAGTATATTGTCTGGCTAGATCATGATTTATTGTTTTTAAACAAAGAATGGTTAAAAGTATCCATAAGCAAGATGGAATCAGGTTTTGATTTTGTTCAGTTGGTTACGGATCTTGGTTGGGCAGATAGGACAGGAAAAGTACACATATATAAACCATCGAGATTATCTGTACTCAGAGATCTCGAACCATACTCAGGGTGGTCAGATGCCTTTCCGAAAAATCCTTATGGAAACCCCGGACTTGTTTGGGGTGGTAGGGTCGATGCTCTAAAAAGAATGGGAGAGAATCCGTTTCCAAATGCTGTCATCGGGAGCGGAGACGAATATTTTGCCCTCGGCGTAACCAGAACGACAAAGGGGGGTGTTTCACTTATTGTAAAGATGATTGACGATCTTATAGCACAACCATATCTTCGGGCTACAGGGGTCAAATCAATAGAAGAGTGTCCACAAATAAAGAAATACGCACAATTTATGACAGAGAAAATAATTGATATGTCTAAATATTTGTTTTCCGTAACCACTGTAGAAAACTGCCCAGTTTATCATTTCTGGCATGGGGATAGCAAGCACAGACAATATGCAGAACGACATTCGATAATTCAAGAGTGTAATTTAGATTTGTATGAAGACGTATTCATAAATGATGAAGGCATATACGAGTTTGTTAAAGATAAATACGTTGCTTCCGAAAGGTTCTACAGATTTTTCTCAGAAAGAAAAGAATAATTTTAAGAAACCCCTTACAAAATAGCGACCCGTAGACTATAATAGGGTAGTCGAGCAAAACATTGAATTAAAAATTGAAAAGGATAACTATGAAGTGGTTTCCGCTACTGAACTACACCCACTATTCGCTACAGTACGGCTTTTCCAAGCCAAATGAGCTTGCTAAGAAGTGCAAGCAGAATTCTTACCCCGCATGTGGCATCGCTGATTACAAAACAATCAGTGGTGCTGTATCTTTCTATAAAGCCTGCATCGACAATGATATCAAACCTATTATTGGTTGTTCTTTCGATGGCTTTGCTCTTTTTGCCAAAAACCATGAGGGATGGCTGAACCTCATCGAGATTGTCTCTACAATTGATACAGACGGTAATGAGGATCGAGGCACTATGGTTCGCCTAGCACGACAAGGCAACCTTATTTGCATTGCCAATTCAGAGGCTCTGTCTCCAA